GTCGATTGGCACCCTCGAAGGTCAGCATTTGGTTTCGTGGGGAGACTGGATCATTCAAGGCGTGAAGGGCGAACTGTATCCGTGCAAACCGGACATTTTCGAGGCAACGTATGAAGCGGCATAACGCAATGTATCCAGCAAAACCTGCGAAATAACGTGGCAACTTTCACCGCAAAAACAGCACCAAGCTATCGTAAATACTAGATGTATTGCTATATTAAAAATAGCAACAAACACCGCAGCTACCACGCAACCATGCCCACCACATAAGCCAAACAGCCATTGGACTCATTTCGGCCAAGCATCTATCAAGGTTTTGACATCGGAGGCGTGCCCGTCAGCGACAGCCCCCAACTCTTGATACGCTGTCCCACACTGATAGAGTAGCTTTCCGATGGAATTGGCTGTGTCAGTGCAGGCTGCAAGATCGTTGTCGGCTCTGGACAAAGCAGTGGAGATTGATGTCCGCAGCCTGTCAGCAGTAGCGCGAGCCCCAGCAGCATCCATGCGCAACTTGCTAATACGAGCTGCCGCTGCGTTCTGCGCCTCGATGACGTTTTCAGCGTTTCGTAGATTTGCTTTTGCGCGCAGGCGCTCGGATTCGAGTTGCTGTTCGACACGTTCCTTCTCCTTTGCGTTAAAGCGCCAGTTCTGAATTTTCCATGCCACCGTAGCTGCAATAGCTCCGGCGAGTATGGCAGCGGCTGCGTGGGTGTAGATCATTTTGCGCCCTCTGCGGCCTTTGTTTCCGCGCTCTTTTGCAGCGTGTTGCCTGTAATATAAGCAGCAACGGTGCCTATGATGACCATAGCGTATGTGCTACCAGCAGGGTCTAATTTACCAAACCACTGCAACACGCTAGTAGTGACGCCTGACCCTAACGCAAGTAGAAAGCGCCTCCCGCCAGAGGTTTCGATTGCGTCACGAATCCTAGGAGTCATTCCTGCCTCACGGTGATTTCCATGGGCTCTTGGCGGAACTTTGCGGCAAGAAGTTTGGCGTACAGCGCGTTGAAGGCGTCACGGCTGTTGGTCACCATATCAATGGCCATGGCACGGCCAACCAAAATGCACCCTTGGGTATCAGCTGCGACATTCCCGAAATGAATTCGCACACCCTCAAAATTCGGCACGCGCATCAGCAATGGCAAGTCCCGCTTGAAGCGATTGCTGAACGTGATCTGTAGCTCGTAGGTGCCCTCTGGAATGGCAGTCTCGCCATAGACCTTCTCGCCCAGGCGCACAACGTCCTCCAGGGTGTAGCACTCGAATTTGCCATCAACGTACAAAGAGCCTATGGTGCTGCGCGGGGTGAAAACGTGTCGGACAAGATCAATCTTCATCGATGTGCTCCACAATGATTTTCACTAACGCCCACGCGATCACAGCGGCCAGCACTGCAATCCAAACTATTGCCAGGGACATATACGTGGTCATTCGCCGTCCTTGATCTCTTTGATTAGCTCAACCATTTCATCAAGCATCTCCTGGGGTACTTCCACGTTGTTTCTGACAGCCAGCCCGTGAAACTTCAGCAGCAACATGCATAGCTTGGTGATTCGTACCGCTTGACGGTGAATCTTCTCGTCCTGCTTGATGGCTTTCTCTTCCAGTGTCTGGAGCCGAACAAGGACATTCCCATCTAGTCGGTCTGAGCGGATGGAGTTGAGGATTTTTGGGAGAGCCACTGCGATCATTACCAGGGCCATTGTGATCGCGGCAGCAGCGCCAGCTAGATTGGAGCCAGGTGCGCCGGTCATGGCCTTGATAATTTCGATTTCGCTCACTTTTTTCTCTCCTTCTTGGCGATAGCGTGTTGTATGTGGCGTGATAGTAACCAGGACTCAACCAAGCAGCAAACAACAATCATCAACGCCAAGCCGAAATTATCTGCGAGCGCAGCAGATGCAAGCATGGTTGACCAGATAAATATTGCGACAAGGCACACCAAAACCCCTAGTTTTGTATCCATGCAGTCCACATGACAGACTGCACTGCGCCACAGGCACAAATACCGATGCAGCGCTACGGCGGACAGTCCACCAACCCACACCCACCATGGGGCAAGTTGAAACACCAACTCCATATCACCACGCGGGGCTGCACTACGTGCCCAGATGCCAATAGCGCCAAACACACTCACCAGCAACATCGTAAACCGCGTTGCACCGGTAGGCTCCCAGTAGAGCCTGCGTAGGGTCTTCACACATGGTCTCCAGGTTGGTCAATAGTAGAACCGGACGATGACGAAACCATTACCACCTACGCTGGCAACATCCGATACCCGACACCGCCGATTTTGTCTCCGGTGCCTGACGCAAGGAGCGATGTCTTGTATCGCACCTTGAGGGACTCTTCAAACTGCAAGAATGGCAGGTTGAAGGATTCGATGATCAGTGGAGCAGTCAGGTTCACGTTGGTTGCTGTGCTCGGCAGTCCTCCCACAGATACTGCGTCGTAACCAGGGTCGAGGTACGAGTTCGGCGTGAAGAAGTGTCCTGTGTCGTAGGAGGTGCTAGAGGTGGCATTCGCAGGCCCCGGTACAACAGCGCCAATCACTACTCGATTAGACGCACCAATTGTCGATGTCGGAGCTATCGTATAGACGGTGCCATCAACCGTGACTTCAACTGTCGGCGTGTAGGCTGCGCCAGTGTTGCAAGGCGGGATGATGTGATGCAGGCGACCGCGCCCAGTAACATCAACCGCTGTAACGTAAGTATCAGCAACACTGACCGACATTTGCGCACCTTTTTTCGCCACTGATGTAAAGAACGTAGATGCGTTTGTGTTAGAGCATGCGACCTGTGCGTTGATGTTGGTCTTGACGTAAAGCTGTGCTTCCGGGAGCGCCATAATCGGCAACTCCCGAGGGTCAGTGATGTAGCGACTGCCGCCAACGAACTGAGATAAATTACTCATTACAGAATCCTCCAAGGTTCGCTAAAATAACAAAGACCAGCTAGTGCGCTAACACTGCTGGTCTTCTGACCAAACCATTGTTTTGAAGGAACAACAGCATGACTAAGACCGATATTACCTCGGATAGAGTTCGTAAACTTCTCAAGTACGACCCTGAAACCGGAATATTTCAAAGAAAACTCAAAACAACTTGAGTTTACATACCTTGTGGTGGCATTGATTCCACTAGCGGGTATGTAAGGGCGTGGCTCGATAATAGGCAATACAGCTTGCACCGAGTTGCATGGCTCTACATAACAGGCGAGTGGCCTAGGTTTTACATAGACCATATTGACGGGGATAAAACAAATAATCGTTTTTCTAATCTCAGAGATGTAGATCATGGAGTAAATGCTCAAAATCTGACTAAGATGAAAAAGATGAGTAAATCTGGACTTCTTGGTGTGAACCTTATACGAGGAGCACATGGCGACAAGTGGACTGCCAACATAAGGGTTAAAGGCGCATTGGTTTACCTTGGAACTTTTAACACCTCGGAAGCTGCTCAGGCCGCATACATAGCGGAAAAAAGACTCAGCCACCCTGGATGTACGATTTAAATACTTCATAGTATTCGCCACGTGCTATCTACAAACCGTAATTGAACGGTTCCGTTTGGCAATGCGTTTAGCGTCATATCCTCAGAAACGCCCATGATTGTCTGACTGTTACGCGCTACAACGTTTGTATGCAGTGTATTTGCCCAAGTGATCCATACAGTGTCACCACTTGATGGAGATGCAGGCAAAGTCACTGTGGTTGCTGCAACGTTGGTAAGGATGTAATGCGTACCGGTCACTGCTGTTTGCGATGTACCAGATACAACTGATACTGTCATTGTCCCTGAACTAGCAGGCGTTTGCCACGTAGCAGCAGTTGATCCTGTCGCGGTAAGAACCTGACCGGAAGATGGCGCAGTTGCCGCACTTACATCAACCGTAGTTGATGCGCTCTTGAGTGCATTCGTGATTCCAGCGGTCAACCCTGCAGCAGTGCCCGTTATGTTAGTGCCTACTAACGCAGATGGCGTGCCCAATGCTGGGGTCACCAGTGTGGGACTAGTTGCGAACACCAGTGCGCCAGACCCCGTTTCATCTGTCACAGCAGATGCCAGATTTGAACTAGAAGGTGTTGCCAGGAAAGTAGCGACACCTGTACCAAGTCCAGATACTCCCGTTGATATAGGTAGCCCGGTTGCATTGGTAAGCGTACCGCTCGACGGTGTTCCAAGGGCACCGCCTGACTTCAAACTAGTAGCGTCAGCGGCTGCGATATTGTCGAATTCAGTGTTGATTTCGACGCCTTTTACAACCTTGGACGGATTGCCTGTTAGCAGTGCGTCCTTGGCGGCAAAGTCTGTACTTTTGGTGTAGGTTGTCACTTGTACGCTCCATCTTTCGTATACATATCAAACCTCTGTATGGAGATTTGAAAGCCTGAAACATCAGCTTCAATTCCAGACTGAATAACCTTTCCAGCGCCACCGACATTCATCTGAATGCTGTCAGTAATCTGACCAAGACCATACTCTGCGATACCGTACTCAGCTATATTGTACTCAGCTATGGTCTGACCGAAGCCAACTGTCAACTGCTCCGAACGTGTCTGAGCGACATAATCAAAGCCCCATTTACAAACAAGAATCTGATTAATAGCGCCAAGCACAGTGACAGCTACCTTTTTCAGAATGCTAGTTCTTACTGGGTCTCCAAAATCAACCCAAGTCGTATAGTACGAAAGCCTGTAATCGTCGGTATTGTCGTAGTAACCATCGTGTAGACCAATGTACCCTGCCTGACCGATGTACAGAGCCCTACCTGTCGAATAACAATAGCACTTCGGCACCATGCCAGTCCATGTTGTGGGACGATACGACCCATCTTGCATCATGCTTCTGGTGTCGAAGCAATATGTAATCATCGATTCGACGAACGTTACAAGATAGAACGAGTCGATAGGGGAGTAAATCGTCTTGATGGTTGCGCCAGTGGTTTCATGGTTGATGTAACTCAGTATGTCGTCGTTCACTGTGCGACTGACAGTTACCAGTGGGGCGGATTTTTCTTGAATGGTTCGCCTCAGAGAACGTAGCCCACCACCCGAAAGGTAAACCAGGTCGTCTGGCGTGTTCTGTATCGTGTCACGGCCAACACACCCGGAATTGCTGATTGCGTCACTCAGTACCATCGTGGATGGATCGTTTGCGCCGGTGTAAATCAGTATCTGCTTTGACCCGAAGATGATTAGTGCGTTATTGTGCGCTGCCAAGGCAACAACCTCGTCTCCACCTTGCGGCCAAACACCATACAGATTCAGCGACCCTGCTGTACCGCCAGTCCATTTCTGGAACGTTAGCGTATCTGTCCAATAGACTGTATTCTTGTCTGTTGCCGTGCAAGCTGCCCAGATGCGACCATATGCAGAAATGGCTGTGTTAGCCTGCGGTGCAGTACCAGAGTACGTTGGGTGCTCACTGAGCCTGCGGTACGCTGTCGTGGATAGCGCTGTGTCGTAGATTAGCGGGTCGAACCCTTGCTGCCAAAACATGATGCAGTTGTTCAGTACACAGTTCTGCCAGTTGCTTGCCGTGATAACAGGTGCAACTCCACCGCCACCATATGAAAGTTCAGTAAGCGTAGTTCCAACTAACTTGAACAGTTTGTTGTTACCAGCCGCAACGATGGTTCTCGCTCCTGTGCTGTCGATCAGTTCGCCAATAGATTCGATGTTTGCCGATCCTAGAGCTACGCTTGAATCATTCGCTGGGGTCCACCCCTTGCGTGACCCGATACGTCCGAACTTGTCAATGACACAATTGTTCGCTTCCAGTGCGAACTTCGGATCAAGGTCAACCGATGCATCCTGGGTATTCAAACCCATGAAGCCTGGAGCTGTGATTGAGTAGGTCTTTATCGGCTGCGCCATTATGTCGCCACCCACTCTTGGTAATCTTGATTACGGGTCTGCTCCAGTGCAATCCTGTCGGCTAATATGCCCTTGAACAGGCCATATGCCTCACTGGATGCCAGGGCACCATCTTCACCACGTTCAGCGAGTGCTCTAGCATATGCTCCCATCACAACAGCATCAGATGGAACCATGATGATGTCTGATGCAGCGGTAAGCGATACCTGCGGAACATTCATGTTGAAAGTGATCGCGTAGGCACCGTCCGGTGTCGGGTATAGCTGAATCTTGCTATCAGTACCGTCACTTCCATCCCATGCGTAGTAGCACGGAACCGAGTTGGTGGTGGTAGTGAGTTGCTGCTGATC